TTATATTGTTCAGTACTAAAGTATGGTGGACTTGTAAAGGCACAATCTATATCTGGTAATTCATCATAAGGTAAATCTTCTGCACCACAATTATATATCTTAACTTTTTTGTTAGGAAAGAATTTACTATACTCTTCAATCTGTTTCATATATTGTTTATATGTGTTAGGGTTTGGGTCGCAACCATAATATTCTTCTGCACTACTAGAGAAGAAACCTGCAAGTCTATCACCCCAACCACAAGAGGTATCTAATACCGTTCTTGCATTTGTCATATCATATAAAGTTTTAGCAACAACAGGTTTAAATTGTGTTGCAATATATGTACCTAATCTAAATGCACTAATATAAGTACCTTCTTTTAAATGTCTTTCACTATTGATACCACGCCATATAGGACCTAGACAACGCCATACATCTTTTGCATTACCATTTTGCCATACATCTATAGGTGCTTTGAAACCATAACTACTACAATTTAATCTTAAATGTTGATGAAAATAATTAGATGATATATTATATGTACTAGGAGCGTCAATCAATCCTAGACCATACTTATCAAAACCATATTCGTAATCATCATACTTCTCAAATACTTTCTTTTCAATCTGTTCTTTAGGCGTACATATCTTTGAAGTATCAAACTTTGATAAGTCAATAATACTTTTTCTCATATCTTCATATGATATTTGTTTGAGAGGAAACTTTGGTCTTTCAGTAGCAATATATTCTGCTAGTAATTCTCTAAATTTTTCTTTACCTAGTTCTTCTGTCCATCTATCAAACTGGATAGTGTCCATAATAGGCAAACCATTTTCATCTGCGTAATCTTTAAGGTTTAGGGTCTTCATCATTCCACATTATTAGTAAACTTATTGGTATTAAAAATATAATTGTTAAGAGTAATATACTATAAAATATCGCCATTGTCAAGCCTCTATTTGATTTCCCCAGGCATCCCAACCTTCTCTTCTTTGTCTAGCAAAAAGTTCAATGTAAGGACCTGATAATAAATTTTCTATGTGTTGATACATAATATCTGGTTTTTTACTATGTCGTTCTCTATTTGATACGACTAGTTGTGGTACTGATTTTGATTTTCTTTTAGGTTTACCTTTTGTTGCAAGTAAACACATTTCAGGATTACCTCTTGTCCAGTATCCTAAACCTGTGAAGAAACCTAGTTTATTCTTATTTGTTTTTGCCCAAGTAAATCCTACCGTCTTGTATTGGAAACCCCAGGCGTCTATAACATCAAACGCTAAATCTAAACTATGGTCTACAACCCACATTAATAAAGTACAATTGTCATCTGCAATTTGTTTTACAGGTAAGTCTGTTATATCTTTAAGTTCTAATGTTTGATAATGCTGATTAGGATTTCTGTCATCACCTTTAGGACTAAATGATTTAAATGACCAAGGTGGGTCAGCATATATTACCTTATACTTTTTATTTACTGGAAAGTTTATACTCAAAGTTCTGCGTTTCCTTATTGATTGATATTTGTTTTGCACCATTACGAATATGAAAGTGTGTTGCCATAGGTGTAAGAGGTGATAATGTAATCACTCTTTCAATATAGTTTGCTTTTGCATATTCTAATACCTTACTGATAATCTCTTTACCTGCACCTCTCTTACGAGACCATACCGTATATGCAATTGCAATTCGTTTCTCGTTCTTTAGGTCTGCAAGTTCAGACATCATATCTAATTCTTTTACATTTGATGGTATGTCATTTGTAAACGCAATACAAATTATACCTTCTATATTTTCTTCGTACTTTAATCCAAATATTTTTCTACCTTTAGAGATACGCCAACCTAATGTTAACTCTGGTCTTACAGGATCCTCTGATACATCTATATCATCTAGTTCAACTAGTTCGGTTCCTTTTAACCATCTAAAAAAGTCATCTGTCTTGTCTTTAAATAATTTCATATGTTAACTCATCAATAATATTTTAGTTAATATAACACATAATAAGAAAGTCGCCAAAGATATTCTTGTGTGTGCTATCCTTTCTCCTATCTGAAAACCTATCAGACATAACAACCAGATTGTAAATAAATCGTATGTCGTCATTATCCGAAGAAAGCCTCCAGACTTGCTTGAGGTTCTGCATTCCAACCTATCGCACCAAGTATAAATCTCATTGGGTCAAGGAAAGTCTTTTCAAATTGAACCTCATAATCTATATAGTCTTTCAGATTAAACTCTCTAGGTAATGTAGATAGATAAGCACATACATTAAACTTGAAAGGATTAGGTTCTTTCAACAATATAAATTTAATTTTATCACCTTCTTGTATCAAAGGATACTTCTGGTCTAGGTTTTGATTTTTTAAGTGCCAGTTATATATCAGACTACCTTTAATATGTATAGGTGTGCCTTTAATGAATATATCACTAGGACTAAAATACTTTCTTAAATTATTACAACTTCTAGGAAACGCAATCTGTTCAGGTTCATATTTCAAATACTCTTCTTTAAAGTTTGAAATATAATTATGTAATGCGTCTTCATCTTTGTTCATAATAATTCTGATTGCTTCTTTAATACCTTTTCTACAGACTTCTGGTGTTGAAGATTTTACTGCCTCAATACCCATAATCTTTAGTTTAGGTTCTTCATATCTAAAACCTTCTTCGTCTAACACATTCAACATATATCTTTTCTTGGCAGTCCAGATACCTTTGTCTGCGATAACTTCTCGTTTCATAACCATCTTCTGTTGAAAGGCATTTGTATAACTAGATACTTCTTCAAAACATTTTTCAATAAATGGTTCTATCTTTTGTTTTGCAACCTTATCAACAAAGTTTAACTTCTGTTCTTTTGTTTTATCTTTACATACCTTTTCTACTAATCTATCTAAACAAAGGTAAATTGAATCTGTATCAGACGCAACAATATAATCTTTCTTACCTTTTGTCTGTAGTATATCATTCATCAATTCATTTACTTTTTGTTCAACATACTGAATAATAAACTGCCCAGCAGTTGTAATCGCTGACGCTTGATTGACATTGTAAAATCTAAAATACTGATTACCGATTGCACCATAGGCACTATTCAAAGAAATCTTTTTCGCCCATTGAATATTATGACAACGAGATATTTCTTTTTCATAGATTGGGTCTTTTGTTTTTTGATATTCTTGTTTTGCTTTAAATTCTAATTGTTTGTAATGCACTCTATCATTGTACATACTTTCCATAATCTTCGGTAAGAAACCTTGACTATCTGTTTTAAACATTGCACCATTAGGTGTGATAGTTGCACCTTGTGTTTGTAAATGTGTAAGAGGTGTAGCGTGTTTCAATAACTTGTCTACAGATATACCATTAGGTTTAACACCAATCATCTTTTCAGGACTAATATTATACTGCATAATCAAGTGAGGATATAGTGAGTTAATATCAAAAGATACAATCCATTTATGTTGACCGACTTGTGGTGGTTTAACATATGCACCGACATATTTTTCTTCTTTAACATTATCAGTACGAGGTGGGATATGTATATTCTCTTTTAATAGATGATTGTAAATCAATGTATCCCAAAGTCTAACTTCTGAAAATACATCTGTATAATTAATCTTTGCCTCATAGGCCATTGTTAAGATAAGTTCAATCAATCTTAACTTATCTTCTAGTTGGTCAACGAGTTCAACATCTTTGATATTGTAATCAACAAAAGATTGAAAGTCATTCGTATACCATTCTCTAAAAGTATCGTATGGGTTATTATCTTTACCATCACTACCTAATTCTACCTTTGCGATATAATCAAGTTTATAACTTTCTTGTCTAGTCGGAATAAATTTTACATATAAGTCTAGGTAATCTAAATTAGATATACCCATAATCTTAAATATAGTTTGTTGTCTACCTCTTACGGTTAGTTTCTCTTCTTCAATCAAACCCCAAGGCGATAACTTATTAATAACTTTGTCACCTACAAGTCTTTTAGTTCTATTACATAGATATGGTATATCAAAAAATTTAGTATTCCAACCTGTAATAACATCAGGATAATTCTTCATCCAGAATTTAAAAAACTCCATCAGTAATTGTTTTTCTGATTTACATTCTATATAGGTTACATTTTCTTGTTTTGCAAGATATGGTCTTGTACCCCAAGTAATAATTTGTTTGTTAGATTGATTTTTAATAGTCAAACATAGTATCTCTTCTGTCGGATTTTCTACATCAGGAAAACCACCATCAGCAGTTGTCTCAATATCAATAGTAAAGATTTTAATTAAGTTCTTATCAAACTCAATATTCTCTGGATATTCTTTACTGATATATTGAAAGTGCCATCTATCATTACCATACAACGGACTATTAGAAGTTGCATAGTTTCTTCTGAAATCTCTTGCTGACCTGATACTATCAAAGGTAATAGGTTTTAGATTGTTACCTTGTAAAGTTCTATGATTTGTATTCTCTTGTGTTTGTGCATATAGAGTTGGTCTAAATGCTACCTTCTCTTTAAATTCTTTGCCGTCTAGTATACCACGGACTAATAACTTACCTCTATGTTCAATTACATCTTTATAAAAATTCACTATACGGACTCCATACTTCTCAAATATATTTTTAAACCATTATGTTTTTTCTCTAACATAACATTACAACCTAATCTGGAATACATTCTATCATATTCCATATTTGTTTCTAATATCTCATTTTCTAAACTATTATACTCTACCCTACCCACTTTGTCAATGTCCTCTTTAATATTAATATGGCAAGTTCCACAAGCAGTACACCCACCACAATCGCCTGGTATTTCATCAATTGATGGTTCAGCAAAAGTCCTTGCTGCCTCCATAATTGTATAACCTGGTGGTACTATAACTTCTTGTTTATTTCCGTCTTTACTAATGAAATGAATTGTTATAGTATCCTTTGTTTGGACACTATCACTCATTAAGTTATTAAACCTGGTCCTTGAATTATTTTAGAAACTGATTGCTCATATGACGCAAGTAAATCCTGTTTAGGTTCTACTACCGTTATAATCTTATCGTCTTTAAAAGTTATTTCTTCTGTTTCAGCATATGGAATATATGTGAACATACCAAATTTAATTGCTTCGCCTGGTTTAGGCGCTGATGTTGGATAAATGATGTATGGTTGTTTGACTTTGACCTCACCGTTACCTTGACTAAAATCGCCAATGATATCCTCACCTGTAATTATTCTTACAATTTTTATATCTTTTTTCATAATATCTCCATTATATGTTAATTGTTAGTCTTTGTCAATAGGCGGTAATCTTTTTGATAGTACAAATGTTCTATTAGGATTAACAGACGCATTGAACATTCTGATTACTTCTCTATTAAGTAGAACATCGGAACCAGACCTTGGTCTTTGGTCAAGTCCGAATTCAATATCAGGATATGTGAAACCGTTAAAGGTAAGGTCAAGTAGTACCGTTGTTCTAACTTCTGATGGTTCTTCACCTTCTGCGTTAGCACGAAAGACTTTTGATTCCCCGTACTTCGGTGCCGAATATGTCTTGCCGTTGTACTTCCAGGTTACCTTTTTACCTTCTACTTTAATATTCTCAGCGTGCATTGAACAAGCGTGAGCACCGTTACCAGTGTCCATCTTCGCTCTCATTTTACCAATGTCGCCGACTTCTATTGTTTCTAACCAACCTACTTCAGCAATAGATTGTCTATCCCAATTCTTTCTATCTGATACCCACTTGATTAAATTCTTTACAAGTTGAGCACCTTTAATTGAACCTTTTGTTTCTGGATCCGAATAGAAGTCTTTATAGATATATCCTTCATATTCTGCACCAGTTCCTGGTGAACCATTTACTTCTAATACATAAGGTTTGCCTTTATGTATGATATGGTCAACTCCACAAAGATACGCCTTTGACGCCCTGCTAGCACGGAGTATGACCTCTATTTCCTCGTCTTTTAACTTATATGGTACTGCTTCAGCACCTCTATGAGTATTAGTTCTAAAATCGTCTGAGCCTTGAATTCTTTTTGTACTTGCAAATATCTTGTTATCTACTACGAAAGTTCTAATATCAAAATCACTAGGCATAAATTCTTGTATTAGTAATTCTGCATTATGTTTCCACAATGCTTGAATAGTTGAAACTAGAGAATCATAACTCTCTACCTTTACAACTCCAATACCTTGTGTACCTGTTAGTGTTTTTAATATTACTGGAAACTTATCTACACCACCAATTAGTTCTAAAGCGTCATCTATGTTTTTCTCGTTAGATACAAACGCTGTCTTCGGTGTTGGTATACCAAACTTTTCAAATAATAAAGCAGTAGTCAATTTGTTATTACAAGTTAACATTGCATTTCTTGTATTACACATAAATGAACCAGAGTTTTGAAAAGCAGAAACGATTGATAAACCACTTTCGTCTTCTACAGAACCTGCTCTAGTAATACAAACGGTATCTTTACCTATAAATGTATGTTCGTTATCTTTGCCGTCATAGTTATATACGGTCAAAGTATTCTTTTCTTCGTCTTTACCTGTGATAATAGCGTGTCTAGTTTCAATAACTACACACTTTAGATTTAATGCTTGGCAAGCTTCATCAATCAACTTAACCGTTAACTCTTTACTTTCTTTACCACCTACCTTTCTCTTTTTGAGATTAGGATTTGTCTTTGTGATAACTGCAATAGTTATTGGTTTGTTTTCTCTATCTAATGTTTGTTCAGATAGGAAGTCGCTGAATTGTTTTACTTGCATTATTTACCTTCATTTGAAACTTTGTCTTCGGTTTTTTCGTCTAACTTCTTACCAATATTATACTTGGCAGAAAGATTCCATTCTTTCTTTTCTTTGAAAGGTAGCACTTTAATTTGTGATAGTGGTGCTTTGTTTTCAGCAGCCTCTGGTTTTACTATCGTAATTAAGTTCCAATCTGTTAGTAATACTGCAATAGTATTTCTACGCTGAATATCATTGTCTGTTAAGGTTGCTTTCTTACCATCTAAAGCAAATAGTTCTTTGAAGTGTACTATGTAATACTTGCCTTGTTTGTGTAATATGTGGCAACTTTGAAATAGTGTTTTGTCTTTACGACTAGCAACACCTATTCTTGTTAATGTCTCTCTTACTTTTAGGAAATCGTCAGGTTGCTTGATTGTGACCTCTAGCATATCTTCCGGTGACCATTTTACATTGTCTGTCATTTTCTTTTTCTCCCACCCTTATTCAAGGATTTTTTTATATGTTCAATATCGTTTTTAGTCAATATGCTTAGAGCGGTTTTAGCTTTCTCATTACTATAGCCATAATACTCTTTTACATACTCTATATCTTTAAGCTTTTCTGCTTTCATCCATTTCGCAAAACGCTTTTTCTTTCTTACTATATTTAGTAAAAATTGATATTGCATATTATTGGGAAGAAAATGATACCCATTCATTTCGTTGGCAGCGATTAAGGTATCGTAATGGTATGATAAACACTTGTTTACGATAAACGCAGGATACTTCTTTTCCCAGGTTATATCGTCTGTCTTCATCACATCCTGTTTAGTAAAATTAATACTATTCAGGTAATCTTTGAGTTCGTAAGCCATTATTTAAACTTACAATTTGCCATTA